GCCTTTACTTTGATGAGAGTGCGCTGGTGCAGGCACTGGATGTTGTAGCCGCCAGCAAGAATGGTGCAAATGCTGACCGTGTGGCCAGCTACGTTGAAAATCCCTTCATAGCCGTTACTGCTATGGGTCAGGGTGAACTCAGGGATTTCGGTGATGCCTGCCTTGGTAAGAGCGGCAATGATACGGTTGTCACGGCTCTCAATGACGCCAGCAATGTTTTTGGCTACAAACTCAGCCAGCATCTGCTTGTTGCTACCGTACATTTGCTCCCACCATTTTTGACCGCCGCAGATTTCAATTTTACGGGTCGAGACGCGGTGGCGGTATTCCATGCTCCACTCACCAAAGTGGCTCTTGGCGTGCTCAAGGTCTTCATGGTCAGCGGCGTCAAAGTTAGTCAAGGCATCTTTAGCGGCCATAGCCCAAGCCATTTGACGCTCCAGCATCTGAGCGTTGAGTTCCTTGAAGGCTTTGTTGATCTGGTCTTGCATTTCAATCTCCGTGGTTATCTGAATGTCCTTACATCTTAATGTAGGGGTTACTATTGTCAACAACAAAAACGACATCAAACTCATTTTTCTCGCATATTGTTATATGGCTTAACTTAGCGTATGCTTTCACAAACTAGGAGTAGCTATGCCAATTCCAAAGCCAAGTGCTGGCGAAAGCGAATCGGATTTCATGGAGCGGTGCATGGACAGTGATACCATGCAAGCTGAGTATTCCCGCCGTGACCAGAGGGTCGCTGTATGTCTTGGCAGTTTCCGCGATGGTGGTAAAAAGGGGACTCAAATGAATGAGATCACTGATGTCGAGACTGAAGACGCGCAAGTAGAGGTGAAATTTCAGACTGGGACGCTTGATCTGGCCGCAGATTTTGAATTGAAAGCGTACACTGATGACGATGACGATGAGAAAAAAGGTCAGTTTGAGGGTTACGCCAGCGTTTTCGGCAATAAGGATTTGGGCAATGATGTCGTTGTGCAAGGCGCATTTGAAAAATCACTGAGAAACAAAGACCCCAAGCGGGTCAAAATGCTATTCCAGCACGATACCAAAACGCCAATCGGCATTTACACCGACATTCGAGAAGACAGAAAAGGTCTTTATGTTAAAGGCCAGCTTGCCATGCAGACCCAGAAGGGTCGCGAGGTTTATGAGCTTATGAAGATGGGCGCTATCGATGGCTTGTCAGTGGGCTATCGCGTAGACGCCAAGGGATATTCTTACGATGAGCGCGGCAAAAAACGCTTGTTGAAAGATGTTGATCTAATGGAGATCAGCGCGGTTACCTTTCCGATGAACACCAGAGCAAGGATACGCTCTGTGAAATCAGAGGCTAGGTCGGTTCGTGAGTGGGAGTCGTTCCTTCGCGAGGAAGGCGGTTTATCACGCACAGAATCAAAAGTAGCGGCAGGGGCCGTGGCAAAGGCTTTAGACCAGCGAGAGGTTGGCGATGAGCAGACAGGGGTGATTGATTCAATCGCCAAACTCACCAACATCCTAAAAGGAGACTGATGATGTCTGAGGATATCAAAACAGCAGTCGAGGGCATGGCTACGGCTTTTGAGGAATTCAAAGCCACCAATGATGCTCGACTAGCTGAAATCGAGAAAAAGGGTTCGTCTGACCCGCTGGTTGATGAAAAGCTGAAAAACATTGAAGCTGATCTTGACCGCTTTGAAGACATTAACCAGAAGCTGACACTTGCACAGCAAGAGCAAAAGGGCTTTGGCGAAAAGCTAGAGAACATGGAAGCTCTTCTAAAGCGGCCAGAGGTCAGCATGGAAACTGATCAAGTGGACGTTGCTGTCAAGGCGTTTGACAAGTGGCTACGCAAAGACAAGCAAGGGCTTGAGCCAGAAGAGATCAAGGCTCTGACGGTTTCGGATGATACCCAAGCTGGCTTCCTTGCCCCGCCTGAGTATGTCAACGAACTGATCAAGACCCTGACTGAAATCTCGCCAATGCGTACTATTGCTCGTGTTCGCCAGACCAGCCAGAAGTCGATTCAGATGCCATCTCGCACCGCAACCTTCTCTGCCGCTTGGGTGGCTGAACAAGGCACACGGTCTGAGACAACTGGCTACACCACTCAGTTGGAAGAGATACCAACCCACGAGCAATATGCGTTGGTCGATATCTCTAATCAGATGCTTGAAGATTCTGTGTTTAATCTTGAATCTGAGATGCAGGAAGAGTTTTCAACCCAGTTTGCTAAGAACGAGGGCAACGCCTTTATCTCTGGTGACTCAGTTGGAAAGCCAGAGGGTGTCCTGACCAACTCAAGCGTTGGCACCACCAATTCTGGTTCTGGAACGCTTCTGACTGGCGATGGTCTGATTGATCTGGTTCATGCGGTGAAAACTCCGTATGGAACGAATGGAACATTTATCTTCAACCGCACCACTCTCGCCGCAATCCGTGGCTTGAAAGATGGCGGGGGTCAGTATGTGTTCCAAGCTGGCATGATGCTGACGGCTGGTGTGCCAAACACCATTCTGGGATATCCCTATGTGGAAATGCCAGATATGCCTGATGTGGCTGGTTCTGCCAAGCCTGTCGCGTTTGGTGATTTCGCCCGTGGCTATATGATTGTGGACAGAGTGTCCCTGTCGGTCATGCGTGATCCATTCACACAGGCAACTTCAGGCAATGTTCGTTACGTTGCTCGTTCACGGGTTGGCGGTCAGGTTGTGCTGGCTGAAGCCCTGCGTACTCAAACCATCAGTGCATAAGGGGGGGATGACATGAAAGACCTTTCAAATAGCATCGCAACCGCCCTATCTCACAAGAGTGCTGTAACCACAGCCGCTTCAAATGGTACAGGTGTTGACCTTCAGGGTTATGAAGGCGCAACAGTTCTTGTCACCATTGGCGCGGAAGGGGATACCCTGTCTGGTTCAGTCTTCTTTGAAATTGGGCTAGAGCATTCTGATGATAATTCAACCTTTACTGATGCGGCTCAAGCAGACATCGTTGACGGCACTATCGCCGCTGATGGCGTTTTCTTGAAAATCGACGGGACAGGCACCGCTGGCACAGGCGGCAACCCTGACTCGACGGGCGCAACTTATCGGGTTGGTTATCGCGGTGGAAAGCGGTACATCCGCACCACTATTGCCAAGACTGGCACACACTCTAACGGTACACCGCTGGGGACAACGGTTATCAAGAGTCACGCCCGTCACACTGGTGATAATGCGTTCACAGCACACAACGCCTAAACAGCGGGGGCAGGGTTTGGCCTTGCCCCCTTTCTTTCATCGGAGAGCTAGATGGCTATAAGAATGATCAGGCCAGCCGTTGGCGTGGCAAACGCGATGGGGTCAGTCACCCGCACATATGCAGAAGGTGAGGAGCTTTCTGACAGTCATGATTGGGAGAAGGCCCGTAATGCCGATTTCTTGGCCCGTGGGCTTGCAGAAGAAACCAAGGTGGTTCAGCCTACAGAAACCAAGGCAGACGCCCCACAGAGGGCTAGAAACGACGACGGCACACTAAAAGGCGATGACCCAAGCACACCAGACGTAAATGAAGCGTGGGAAGGTGGGCAAGCGCCTAAAAAGCGTGGCCGTCCCAAAAAATCTTTATAGCGTAGGGGAATGGTCAGATGACGGCAGGGAATTTCAGCTTAACGATTGAGCAAGGTTCAACCTTTTCTCTTGTCATCACATACAAAGACTCCGCTGGCAGTGCCATCAATCTTACGGGTTACACCGCGAGAATGTCGTTGCGGACATTTATTGAAGACGCCTCTGCAATCCTTACACTGACAACAGAGAATGGGCGCATTGCGTTAGGCGGCGGCGCAGGCACAGTCACGCTTACAGTCTCAGCATCAGATACAGCCGCGCTGACCGCTGGCAATGGCGTGTATGATCTGGAGCTTATATCATCTGGCGGTGTTGTTACCCGTCTGATTGAGGGAAGCTACAGTATCGTCAGAGAGGTGACACGATGAACGATGTTACCGTTACGGATTCAATCACAAGTGTTGTTGTCGAAACTGGCAATGTCATTGAGATATCCGAAACCAGCAATCAGGTTACTATAGCTGACAAGACGAATCTGACTGTCACGCAGTCAACCAATGCTGTGTCTATCGAAAACGTAGAAAACAGAGTTGAGGTGCTATCTACCGCTATAGAAGTAGTCTCAGTCGGCACACAAGGCCCACAGGGGCCGTCTGGCACAAGCTCCATAGGGGGCAAGGACGTTCCAACATCAGCGCCGTCTGACGGCGATTTTATAGTGTTTAGCAATTCTAGTGATGAATGGGTTTATACTCAGGAAATTGACGCGGGGACATACTGATGGCGAACACAATTAAGATAAAACGGAACACCTCAGACTCAGATGCGCCAACTACTTCTAACATAGCGCAGGGTGAATTAGCGTTCACTGAAGCAACGCAGATACTTTTCTATCGTGATGCATCAGATAACATCCGCTTGATAGGCGGTGAGGGGGCGTTCCTCAGAAGCAACACGAATGACACCTTCACGGGCGACCTGACTATCACTGGTAATCTGGATGTTGAAGGCACCACCACGACCATTGACTCCACTACAGTCTCAATTGCTGACCCGCTGTTTAAACTGGCAAAAGACAATACGACCAACTCTGTTGACCTTGGCTTCTATGGCAAATATGTGGAATCAGCCACAACCAAGTTTGCGGGTTTTGCAAGAGATGCGGATGATTCTGGAAAGTTCATCCTGTTTGATGGCCTTCAAGCAGAGCCAACATCCACAGTTAATAAGAGCGGCACAGGTTTTAACAAGCAGACCCTGATAGCTAATATTGAAGGTAACCTTGCTGGGTCGCCCACCATCACCGCCGCAACCATAGCCACAAGTCTGGATATGAACGGCACAGAGCTTATCCTTGATGCCGATGCGGATACCAGCATCCACGCAAGCACTGATGACCAGATAGATATCAAGATTGCTGGCTCTGATGAATTGAAGCTTACAAGCACTGCGTTTGCGCCTGCCACCAATGCGGGTCAAGACCTTGGTACAGCCTCACTAAAGTTCAGCAATCTTCACATAAATTCACAAGTGAACACAGCTACCATCTCAGCTTCAAGTCAGATCACAAGCACCCTTTCCACAGGCACCGCGCCGTTAGTCATTGCATCAACCACGGCGGTGACAAACCTCAACGCTGATTTGCTAGACGGGCAACACGCCCCCAGCGGCACGATTGTGGGAACAAGTGACAGCCAGACGCTGACCAACAAAACACTTACCAGCCCAGTTATGACAACGCCGCAAATTAATGACACCAGCGCAGATCATCAATATGTGTTTGCTGTTTCAGAGTTGGCGGCAGACAGGACGGTCACGTTGCCATTACTCAGCGGCAATGACACCTTTGTATTCGCAAGTCACGCGCAAACCCTTGATAACAAAACGATTGATGGTGGCACTTATTAATGGAAACTACTGTTGTAGAAGCGTTAGCAAAAGCGCAGGAAGAATACTTGGGTGAGATCATTGGCAAATATCTGGAAGCCGCCGCAAGTCTAAAAGTAGCAAGAGCCACCATAGCTCAATACGAACAGGCTCTGGCTGGTTATGAGACGCAGAAGAAACAGGTACGCGAGGCGCAGGCTCAGTTGAAAGCCATGTCCACAAACAAGGATGCCTTTGAAGATCAAAACGCTGACTTGCTTGTCGCTCTGTCTACTATCAGGGGTGAGGTTGCAAGCCTCAAAACAGCACTACAGATGGAACGTGAAAACGGCCTTGTGTGGAAAGAAAAGTTTGAAGCAACCCGTCCGCGAAAAAGAGGACGGCCAAGCAAAAAGTAGGGGTGAACATTGGCTAACACCATTCAGATAAAACGCTCCTCAACAGCAAGCGACACACCATCAGCGAGTGATCTGTCAGTCGGAGAATTGGCAGTTAATACCGCTGACGCCAAGCTATTTACCAAACATTCAGACGGCACTGTGAAAGAGATTTCCAGCGGCGGCTCATTTATGCCCCTTTCTGGCGGCACGTTCACTGGCGATGTCACAATGACCAGCGGCGAACAAATCATAGCCAACAGCAATGGCACCCTTCCTGTTCTGGATATAGGCGGCGGTGGACCCAACTTCATGCGCTATCGAGACGGCTCTGACTATTCAAGCACCACAAATGGCGTTGATATAGTTTATCGCACCTCCCCAAATAACTTGCTTATTGAACGCGCAGAAAACGCCAACAAAATGGCTGAGTTCGGCGGCAGTGACGGTCATGTCAAGTTGTTTTATAACAACACTGACCGCCTAGAGACGACCAGCACAGGCATTACCTTTACAGATGACCTGACCCTGACAGGCGCAAACTACAATGTTGTGTGGGATGCTAGTGACGATGCTTTAGAGTTTGCCGACAACGCCAAGTTAAAGTTTGGTGCTGGCGATGACATGGAGATTTACTCTGACGGCACCAATGGCGTTATAGATACAAATAATTTAATTATTCAGGGTGACGATACAGACAGCAGGCCAGCTGTTTATCTCCGCAGCAACAACACTAGCGATGTTGCAGATTTTGACACAACCTCAATTATTTTTTTTCAAGCACCAAACAGTGCCAGCGAAACAACTACTTATAATGAAATTTATTCTATAACACGGGATGTAACAGACGGCAGTGAAGATGGTAGAATACAATTTAACCAAATGAAAGCTGGGTCAAGCACCGCCACCTATATATTTGATAACGACGCTTTGTACTTTAGTGCAGAAAACCAGCTTATCTGGTATCAGTACAACGGCAGTTTCAACACCAGCCTCTATCCCATTACGCCAACTCTTGAAAATCGCACCATAAGACTGCCCGACAGGAATGGGTTGGTGCGCGTCGTAGACCAACAAACAATGACGGCTAATCTTGCAGTCGGCTGGCAAACTATTGCGGTGTTTCAAGGACGCGATGATAGCCCACAAGGGTCTAACCAAAGATTCCACGCCAAGTTTTCTTTGATAGATATAACGTCAAGCAGACATCAGGCGATGACGTTCTACGCCCAGTCTCTGTTTGCAAACGATCAAGGTCTTCAAATTATTGCCAACAGTACGTTTGGCACCGATGTTGTCACAGCAATCCGAATTAAAGTTAGTACAGACGCCAATAAAACATACGCTGGAGCGGTCATACAGGTTTATGTTGCGGACGCGACCAATAACCTAGTTTTGTTTCTTGATGAAGCGAACCTTGATGACAACGAGGGTGGTAGTTCATACGGCAATGTCATTCTCAAAACTGGCATAGCAGACGCCATTGACCCACAAGACGTTGGCTACTCGACTGCCACCTATTCTACTTTTGCAGAAAGCGTTCAGATTGGAACAGATAGCATTGAGGCTGGTGGCATAGGTGCGACGGGAAACCTGCTAACGCAGTCAAACATTGTGCTGGAAGGTGCTACAGCGGATGCACACGAAACCATCATCACTGCTACTGATGCAACAGCAGACCGCACCATAACCCTGCCTGACGCAACTGGCACAGTCCTGACCACAGGCAACTCTGATACCCCGACAACAACAACTAGCTCGTCTGATGCCGACTTTGTTCTGGTTGATGACGGCGGCACGATGAAGAAAATCACCCCAGCCAATCTTGGCATAGGTGGCGGTGGCGGTGGTTCTGTTGCGGCTGATGACATAACAACGGGCGATGCCGCCGTAAGTATAGCCACCACATCAGGTAATATCACAATTGATGCTCAGGGCGGCGATACAGATATTATCTTCAAAGGCACAGATAGCACTTCAGATATTACAGCACTGACGCTTGATATGAGCGCGGCTGGCAAAGCGATATTCAATGCTGGTTCTACATTCGCTGATGATGTGACGATTACCAGTGATGGTGTAAACGGCAGTGCAAACTTGATGCTCAACAATTCCGAAACCAGCAATAATTTCGGAAAAGCGATTGAGGCTTATAGAAGCGGCATAGGGGTGGGACAAC